AGGCACTTCAATTAATCTAGATAAGAACTCAGCCAACGATGAGATAAGGCTAGCGTTCTCTGTAATGAACAAGCTTAACAATACAGCAACACCAGATACCGTTCGTGTGATCTTGGAGTTTACTTCTGAAGATGCCAATACTGAGGCAAGGCAGTATGCAATGTTGCAGTCAGAGCTTTTTGCTAGTGACCTCACAAGCAATCGCTACATCGTAAAGAACTCAACCCTACAAGATTTAGTAAAAAGTGCTGAGTTTAGCTGGGGGTCAATATCCATCATAAAGGTATATGTTTCGGTGCTTGATTCCGTAGGAGATCCAGATCCAAACTTTTATGTAGCAATCGATGCCGCAAGGTTTGAGAACACAAACACCGTAAATGCCCTATATGGTCTTACAGGATATTCGGAGGTAAAGACTTCAAACGCACTACCGATTGTATAAGAGTCAAATACTTCCAACTTAGTATAGTTTAGATTTGCAATGGATGTTCTATAATGGCAACTATTAAAAAGGTCAGGATAGCAAAGGGAACTTTGCCACCAGTGACCGTTCCAACTGGCAGCTCCTTCTCCCTGACAGCTGCAGTTAGCAAGCCAAATCTTGAAACTGGTGCTAGAGTTTATGAATACACATCTTCACAGAATCACGGATTGTCTGCGGGGGACGCCATAGAAATATCTGGTATAGACCCAGTAATCTTTAATGCAACTAACGTTATCGTATATGCAACACCTACCACTAATACATTTCAAATATTGGGGCCATCAACCTCAAGCACCTATGTTTCTGGCGGTGAGGTAACTGCAACTTATGGCAACTACATTGTAAGGTACAGAATCGTCTCTGAAGACAGAAACAGGCTTTCACACTGGTCACCACAGCATGTGCTATCGCCAGTATCCAGGGCATCTGTAGATGATGAAGGTATATTTGTTCAAGCAGCAAATGGAACATTGTCTGCAACATGGGACGTGCCAGCTAATTCCACGCTACAAGACTTTGACGTCTACGTTGCTTGGGGTACTGGGGTTACTCAGGTAGGTGTAAACGAGGGTGTAGGAAGTTATATATACCAGGCAACTGTATCTGGAAACTTTTTCTCAATGCCTATACCGAACGTCGGATATACAAGAGTTTCTGTTTCAATTCAAACAAGAACATACCCACGTAAGTACTGGCCAGAAATTGTTTTTGCCAAATCAAGTGTCCTAGAGATCTAGTTATGGTATAATTGATCTTACTATGGCAAGAATTCCAGTACCTGAGCGTGGTCAACCACTAGACCTATCATACATCTATCAGCTAGCGTCAGCAGTAAATGACCTATCCGATGAAATGTCAACTAACTCATACAACTACCTGACTATTGATACGCCAACTGCTGGAAGGCAGAGTGTTAAGACGGCAGAGGGTAAGGTTATTGGAGGCTACGTAGAGGTAGCTACAAGCAGTACGGTAAGTGCTGGTAATGAGCAAGAGTTCTCGTATAACTTTGAAGATTTTAAGTATGCCCCAATTGTAACTGCAACACCAGTAAACGTTGGAAATACAGCGGCTGGTAAAGATGTTACAGTCATTATCAAGTCAACTACCACATCTAGCGTAACTGGCGTGGTCAGATACAATACTGCTGGAGACTTGTCTTTGGCCGTAAACTTGATTATTATAGGCGTCCCGACAAAGCTATAGGAATACGCCATGGCACCAAATTTAAAGCGTGGTTATCGCACCCGTGAAGAATATAATGAAGCCCCAATAATTCCTGGTAACAAAAAGGTATGGTTCTTAAACGGAGACCTAGTAAGATCACACCACATAAACCGTGCTAATGGGATTATGTCTGTATACAACATAATCAAAGACCAGATTGAAAGTTGTCTTATTAGTGACTTTAAGAGAAATCGTGAAAGAGCTTATACTGTGGGGGAAACAGCAGACCTCGTAAATAGGCATAAGAAGTATATGCCTAGCCTTATGAAGCGTGGAGAGATTCCGCATCCAACTGGATCTCAAAAAGGTGGGGAAACTGGCTGGCAAGTAAGAAGTTATTATTCTGAGTCGCAAGTTAGGGAAATTCGTGATATACTAGCATCCTACTCCATGGGAAGACCTCGTGGAGATAAGTTAATAACTAACAATATAACTCCTTCAACTCAAGAGTTGACAAGGCGTATGGGTGATGGTATACTGACTTATACAAGAACAGAAGACGGCAGATTCATTCCAGTGTGGGGCGAATCAATTTAATGAGAGATAATGGGTATGGAAAACGAAAGCACAAAGGTAACAGTAAGTTTGGGCTATACGCTCAATCTAGGCAACTTCCAATCGCTACGCATTGACCTGGGCATCGAAGACAACAAGCGTGAAGGCGAAAACACAGCAGAAGCATTTGACCGTGTTTATAATTTTGTAGAGTCAAAGCTATCTGAAAAGGTACAGGAAGCTTCAGCGGAGCTAGAGGCTAGGTAATGGCTGACCGCAAGGAGAGGTTTTCCTTGCTCAGTCGCTACAGTAAGCTACATACTGCACGGTAGGAGCAAAGACCTCAGACAAACTTAAACGTAGAGCAGTGGGCAGCAGATGCCCTTATTGAGTCATACACTTTACAATACTGCTATGACCTGCTAGACTATTACTTCCAGGTAGCACAGAATCCTACATGGAAATACTTTGCAAACTATGCACATGACATAGTGGATAAAAGAAATCAGTATGAACAAGACAAGCTGGAAAGGCTCCAGCGTAGACAAGCAGCGAAGAAGTGGTTAAGTGAGTAATACAGAAGCAAAGCTAATATCGGCAGTACTTGATGACAAGCAGGTCCACGTACTACTGCAGGCTAACGTAGACAATCTGCTTAGAACCCATAAGGATGTCTGGGAGTTCATCAGATCCTACTCAGAAAAGAATGGCTCAGTCCCACCATCATCATTGGTAGTGGACAAGTTCCGTGACTTCCAACCAGTCCAGGGTATCGGTGCCACGAAGCACCATCTAGAAGAGCTTCAGTCAGAATACCTTAATGATAGTATTAAGGAAATGTTGCGTGATGCAGCAGCAGATGTCCAGAATGGCAACTCTACCGTAGCCCTAGAGAAACTAATTGGACAGACCTCTGCACTAAAAAAGAACACGTCTGCAATTAGAGACATCGATGCCACAGACCTTGAGTCAGCTATCGCATACTACGAGAATGCAAAAAAGATGGCGGATCTTGGAGCAACAGGAATTAAAACTGGTATGCCAGGATTTGACGACTACCTGCCAGCGGGAATTATGCCAGGACAGCTTGGTGTATTTCTAGCCTATCCAGGTATTGGTAAGTCTTGGTTGTCTCTATACTTTGCAGTACAGGCATGGAAGCAGGGAAAGACACCCATGATTGTCAGCCTTGAGATGTCAGAGACAGAAGTTCGTAACCGTGTATTCACTATTATGGGCGAGGGCCTATTCTCACACCGCAAGCTTAGTTCTGGCCAGGTAGAGATTGATGACCTTAAAAAGTGGCACGGTTCCAAAATTCAGGGCAGGCCAGAGTTCCACATTATCTCTAATGATTCTGGTGGAGAAGTTACACCATCTGTTCTACGTGGAAAGATTGATCAGTACAAGCCAGACTTTGTAATTGTTGACTACCTACAGCTAATGTCTCCAAACCAAAAGTCCGAGAACGAGACTGTTAGGATGAAGAACCTTTCTCGTGAGCTAAAGCTTATGGCTATCTCAGAAGAGGTACCTATCATAGCTATCTCCTCAGCGACTCCAGATGACGTTACAAAGCTAGATACAGTGCCAACCCTAGGTCAGACTGCTTGGAGCCGTCAGATCGCTTACGACGCCGACTGGGTACTTGCTCTGGGTAGAGGTGCAAACTCTGACATTATTGAATGTGTATTTAGAAAGAACCGTAATGGATTTATGGGGGAATTTCTTATTCAGGCTGACTTCGACAAAGGTTGGTACAAATACAAGGATTTCCAAGATAACTAGGTATAATAGAGGGTATGGATACATACCATAACAAGCCGATCAAAAGGTTTGGAATTGACGGAGTCATATATGATGACTCA